TAGAGCACCCATAAATCTTAGGATCTACCATGGCAAGAAAAATTATTGATACCGGCGTTGTAGGCAACGACGGCACAGGCGACAGTATTCGCGACTCATTTAGAAAAGTCAACGACAACTTCCGAGAGCTTTATAGCTCATTGGGTCTAGGTGAGAAACTAACTTTCAAGAATCTAGATGACACCCCCAACAGTTATCTTGGACAGGAAAATGCCATACTCAGTGTCAACAACACAGAAACCGGTATTGTATACAAACAGATCACTCCAGGTGCTGGTATAAGTCTTGATTTTACCACCAATCAAAATGAAATACGCATCAGCTCAGAGTTCTCTGAAGTGGTTGGTGACACCAGTCCACAGTTAGGAGGCAATCTCAGCGCGAGATCTGGCAGTACCCAATTTAGGATCAAAGACCTAGGCACCGACGGCATTCCACTGGTCCCTGTATTCGACCACGAAGCCATTAACAAACGCTATGCTGATGGCAAAGTTTCCAGGGCAGGTACTGCTGCCATTGATCCAAGAACAGGGCTAGTAAATGGTGCTTTTGGCACAATGAGTGGCCCGTTGATACTGGCCAGAGATCCTGAGCCAGATGACGATGATGTCTATGATGGATTGATCGCTGCAACCAAACGATATGTGGATAATTCTGCCTTTGGCAGCACAATCAATCTGTATGTGGCCACATCAGGAGTTGACGATCGTCCAGGAGTCAGTGCAGCACTACAAGGTCGAGCATTGGCCTATGCCTATCGCACTTTAGAAGCTGCACTTAAAAGAGCAGAAGAAATTGTGCTAGAAGCCAGAAACGAAATAGGCCCCTACAAAAAAACATTGACCTACAACAACGGAGTATCTAACTGTACTTTAACCAAGATTGAAGATGCTCCGGGCAGCGGTTCAGGATTCAGCGGCAGTGCTCTAATGAGTGTCGACACTATGGTGGTGAATAGTGTGGGCGTGAATTATCAAATTGGCGATATATTAACTGTGGTTGGAGGAACATTCAGCGAACCAGCTAGACTACAGATATTATCTACAACAGAAGCAGGTGGCGTGTTAACATTCCGCATCGTGTCCTCTGGAGTATACACCATATTGCCTCTCACTAGTACCAATGTGGCAACCACAGATGACAGCGACAATGGTCAGTTGGCCACAGTGAATTTGACCTACAAGGTCAACAACGTGGTGGTAAACAGTGGTGGCAGCGGATTTGGTCTAGCATCTGTTAGAATATCAGGTGGCGGGGGAGCAGGGGCGTTTGGTACTGCCGACGTGGTAGGTGGCAGTGTGATCAGCATCACAGTCACAGATCAAGGATCTGGATTTACCAGTCAGCCAGTGGTCACTGTATCTCTTCCTAGATTTTTTATAGAAACCGGAGGCTATCGCACAGACTTTACTGGAGACTACTCTACATCAACTCCCAGTGCTATTAGAAGCAGAGATATCCGAGAGGGTCTTTTCCTCAGAGGCGAGACATCGGGAGCCTTGGCCCAGATACTGGGACACACAGGCAGCCTGGACTCATCAGGGGATGAAATTTTTGACGTTGATCTTAGATTTGGAAAATTTTTAGAACCTGGAGATATAGGATATCCCGAAGTTATATCATACGGTGATGTACAGAAAAATGTACAATTGAGTGTTCTAGTTGAAAGTGGGGTCTACGAAGAAAATCTACCCCTGAGGGTGCCGGCCAACGTATCCATAGTTGGTGATGAATTTAGACGCTGTATCATAAGACCAAAACCCGGTATAAGTTCTAGTCCGTGGGCCTTCTTGTATTTTAGAAGAGACCTCACCGTGGGAGTGGTAGGCACTGATCAGATCACGTTAACTGACAGACTATTTGGTTATCACTATCTACAAGGCACAGATGAACCTGTGTATCCATTAATTAACAATAGAGGATTCTATAGAGCAGCGGCACAACTGTTGACTTTGAACAGAACATTTATACAAAAAGAAGTCATAGCTTGGATCACCGATCAAGTTGACAATGAAACTTCACCATTCACTGCTAGTTTTTTATACGACAGTGATCTCTGTGAAAGAGATATCGGACTACTGTTAGATGCCATGATATTTGATCTGAAGTACGGAGGTGCTAATAGGACAATATCTGCGGCATTGAAGTACTTTGGATCTGCCAGTGGGTTGATTGCAATTGGTGCCCAAGGAGATGAAACCCTTGCAGCCATTAGCAGAGTAGGAACTTTGGCCCAGCTGGTAGTTAGAAATGTAACGATACAGGAACTTTTCCAAGATGTATACCCGCAAATAGTAGACGGGGCCTACGTGGCTGAAACCGGAACCACTGGGACTTCATTCAATATCACAGGTGTTACTAATGGCAATCCCATAGCTATTACCACTGGCACTGCTCATGGATTGGTCGACGGCGATCAAATACTGATCAGCACCGTTGGAGGCGCCACACAGATAAACGGCAATGACTACTATGTGGATGTGATTAATCCCACAAGTTTTTACATATACAGCGACGCTCTACTAACCATTCCTGTCAATGGCGCTGCCTTTGGCACATACACTTCAGGTGGCAATGCTGTCAGTATAGGAGGTGTGTTGGGTGCCTTGTTTGACGCCGTGATAGATATCCTCGATGGTGTGGGCAGCAGTAATATCAACTTGCCTAAAAACAACAATGAAATGGATGTGTTGCTGTGCAATGACGCAACTAGAACGCAAGCTATCACATTCCAAGGTCACGGCGGATTTGCCATGGTGCTTGATCCAGAAGGTCAAATTCTTGCTAAATCTCCCTATGCACAGGAATGTGCATCATTCTCTCGCAGCACAGGTAGGCAAACGTTTGCCGGTGGACAATACATCGACGGCTTCACTGGCAACTTGAAATTCAAACTCCTGAGCAAAGACTCAGACACATTCCTACGTGTTGGCAATCTAGCACGGTTGCCTCAACTGCCTGGGTCGTTTATTGTTGACGATACAATCTACAGAATCAACTATGTAAGAGACTACACATTCAATGTGGCAGGATCAACTGCGTCATTTGTCATGGACGAGACCACACCATGGCCATTTGCACTATTCAATTACAATGAAGCCATATGTCGAAGAGATGTGGGATTGATTCTTGATGGAGTTGGCTATGATGTAGTATTCAGTACCAACTATCATGCTAGACGTTCTGGACTCACCTACAGACTGGCCAGTGCTGCTGTGGTAATCAATGATCAATTAGATCTCACAGTAAGAGCCATTGAACAGGCTCATGATGATGCCAGCACCTATCTTGAACTTTATCCCACAGCACAGGCAGTGGTGGCCAGCAGTAAAACAATCATAGCCAACATTGTAAGAGAAGGCAGCATATTTGCTCCTTCGCTGAGTTTTACCTTGCCTCCAAGTTTGGCAGCTAATAGAGCCAATGCCAAATCACTGTTACAGGCCAATATCACTTATATTGTAGATCAAGCAGTGGGGTATCTTGCCACAACATATCCAGCACTGACCTTTAATGACTTTGCAAGAGATATAGAATATGCCATTGAATCATTGATCTATGACATCATCTATGGTGGCAACAGTGAAACACGTAAAATAGGCTTGAAATATTGGGATGGCGTGGGTGATGCTGTGGTACTGCAGATACCTGTGCTGATCCAAGCAGCAACAGCCGCAGGCATTGATCATGCCAAGTACGTGGCCAAGCAGGTCATACTTGACCTTGCTCCCGCAGTATCTTATTCGGCCACAACCCGAATATCTGGCGCAGTCAGCGATGCTGCTATTCAAGCAGTTATAGAAACATTGTTTACCAATGTGAGTGCCATACTCACTGGCGGAGTTGGTTCGGCCGCAGCAGAAACACTGCCCGACTTGACTGCCTATGCCTATTTGGCAGCGGGTGTGTCTGCACGTAGCACCATTGTGGCAAATAAAACTCTTGTGCAAGATTCAGTGATAGCATTTATTGATGAAAATGCCAACGTGTATGAAGTGCTGATGCCAGGTAACAGATCAATGTTGAGCAACGACTTCACGCAGATCAATGATCTCGGATATGGTATTGTGGTCAACAACGGCGGTCTTGCAGAATGTGTGAGCATGTTTACCTACTACTGCCACATATCATATTATTCCATAGGTGGCGGACAGATTCGATCAATTGGTGGTTCCAGTGCGCATGGCAATTTTGCTCTGGTAGCAGAAGGATCAGATCCATTAGAAGTGCCCACACCAGTGACCTTGTACTATGATCTAGCACAGGGTGCAGAATGTTATTTTCCATCGGGCTTGTATGCTAACACTGTAGGTGGTCTACAATTATTCGTAACTAATTACACCCATCCTCCATTGGCAAACGGTGAACTGGAAGTTGATCACGGGCTTGGAGACATCTACAGATATCCTATCACGGGAGTATCTACTGATGATTCTTTGCCCGCTGGAGTATCCAGACTGAGTCTGCGTAGTTCGGAAGGTGTAGGTGTAGACGGTATTGCAGCAGTGATCCCCAACGGCACTCCATTGACCATTAGACAAAACAGCAATGTGGTGTTAACTGGAAATGCTGTTGACGTTGCTGTTCGACCAAGCACTGGTCTAGTACTGGCAGAATCTCCGGAAGTATATCGAGTACTGCAATTTGAAGCCTATGCAGACTTTGTGGGCGCAAGAACATTTACTGTGAGTCTAGGCACACCCGCTATTATTACCAGAGCAGCACACGGTCTCCAACCTGGCTATCAAATCACATTGACCACTACGGGCGCACTGCCAACAGGACTTGTTGCTGGTGAAACTTATTTTGTGCAGGCAGATGGATTCACTGTCAACACGTTTAGACTATCTTCAACCAAACGTGGCACAGCCATTAATACCTCAGGCAGCCAAAGCGGCACACACACCTACATTGTGTTTGGATTGGCTCAAACCACTCTAAGAGAGAACTACAACTACGTAGATCTTTCACTATTTCCACAACAGCCGTTTGTAACTTCAGCAGCCACATGTACTATCACAATAGCAAATCCTGCTGTAGTGACTCTGGTATCACATGGTTTTGTTGCCGATGACGTTGTTAAATTTACCACAACAGGCGCATTGCCCGGCGGCATATTGGCCACTAGACTGTACTTTGTCAAGACCGTGATAGGTGCCAACTCATTTACCATAACAGATGTAGCAACTAGCATATCAGTGGCACTTGAAACCACAGGCACGCAGAGTGGTGTCCAAAGAGTGGGCAAGGTCATAGGAAGAGCAGGTGACAGCACAGTGGCAGTGGTTCCAATCAGCAGCGCCGATGAAGGAAGACTGCTTGGTACCAAACTGGTGTTTAAAGGAGTAGAGTACACTGTACAGGCCTATCAAAATGAACTCATCACCGGTGAGAATTATGGGCTGTTAACACTGAACACTCCATTGGTCGACTCGGTGATCTATTTTACCAATCTGCCAACACTCAAGGCCGCTGTGCCAAAGGATGAGTCTGGCACACTGACTATTAGGATTTCATTGACTCGCGTGACTTCACATGATCTATTGGAAATTGGTACTGGATCTTACGCAGATACCAATTATCCCAATGAAATTTTTGGACCTCCTGTAAATGCACTGGATCCAGATTCAGAAACACAGGAACGTGACGTAGGCCGGGTATTTTATGTAACCACTGACCAATTTGGTAATTTCTCAGTGGGTCCATATTTCCGTGTTGACCAAGGTACTGGTACAGTGACCTTTGCAGCCTCCATTGCACTGAGTAACCTAGATGGTCTTGGTTTCAAACGGGGCGTACCAGTCAGTGAATTTTCTACGGACAACGCATTTGCAGATAACGCCACAGACACTGTGCCAACAGAAAATGCCACCAGAGGCTATATCGATCGTAGACTGGGCATAAGTCATACTGGTGCGGCAGTTGTTGTTGGCAGTGTTATTCCGGCATTCAGCGGCGGCTTTATGGCATTAGACGGTCAACTGGCCATGAAATCCAACATGGATCTAGGCTCGTTTAAGATTTTCAATCTGGCCAATCCTGTGAACCCCACAGATGCTGTGAATCTTCAAACGTTGACACTGAACAATCTAAGTGATGTGGCAGTGACTGCTGGCAAGAGTGCTGACATTTTGACCTTTACCGGTGCAGGTGATTTTGCCCAGAACAGTACCATGGTAGGAGACATCAGTCTCAGCATAGACTCTACGGCCAATACAGTGGATGCACAGATCAATCCCGATGTGATTGTGAATGCAGACATCAATAGTGCTGCTGGTATAGTGCAGAGCAAATTGGTATTGTTATCGTCCACTACCAGAGCCAATGCCACAAGTATCACACAGGCAGAAAAAGGCGTATCCAGTTTTGATAGTGCGCAGTTTGACGTCACTGATGGTTGGGTCACAATAAAAGACAACGGTATTAACTTAGTAGATCTTCCACAGATAGCAACCAAAACAGTGTTAGGTAATTCAACTTTGGCCACTGCCAACGTGACAGCAGTGCTGTTCAGCACAGTGGTCAGTGACGGTGGTGCAATTAAGAAGTCACAGTACAACACATCAACTGGATACCTGCGTAGAATTGGATTTACCACTACCAACGATGGTGACTATGCTGTGATTGATGAAGCCACAGCTGCCACTGCCAGTACATTGGTCAAACGTGATAGCAATGCAGACTTTGCTGGTAGATACATCAGCATGGAAAAACTTATTGTTGACACGAAAACCATACTCGATACCACTGCCACTGCCACTGGTGGATATACTCAGCTGTATGGTTTTTCAAACAACGTTGGCATATTGATCGGTGACGGCTCAGTGGCCACAGACAAACGCACATTCTATGACAATGATTCTCATGTGTTTAGAACCTACAACGGACTTAGCAATGCGCCTATCA